TCTTTGGATTCTGCCAAAGCTTGGGACGAAATGATAAGTTTAAAAAGAATAGTACCTTCGGATATTGCCCATGTCGTTAAAAGAATAACTTGGGAAAAATTTACAAAATACGCGGCATATGATAATTTAGATCCGGATCTTTTTAGTAAAGCTTTTTATGTTATAAATTCTGAATTCAATGTATATAAATGCATACATAATAATGATCAACAATCTTTAATTGAGCCCACAGGTAGTAATTTAGATATAGTAACTTTGTCAGATGGATATCGTTGGAAATATATGTATTCCATCGGCATAGGTGATAGGTTAAAATTCTTAACTAATAAATGGATGCCGGTATTATCAAATGATCTTGTAATTGCAAGCGCAAACCCTGGGGGAATTGAACATATAAAAATATTGAATACTGGTTTTGGTTACGACCCTACCTCTATTATAGTAATTGACGGCGATGGATCATCCGCATCAGCCTCTCCTAAAATAGATTTAGGTGTATTATATGATATTGTTTACTTTAATACTGGAATAAATTATAGATATGCTACTGCGAGGTTAGTGGATAATACAGATAGCGGAAGATATGCAAATATACAACCAGTAATAAGTCCTCAAAATGGACATGGGTATGATCCTGTTTTAGAATTAAACGCAAGGCGGTTAATGATAAATTGTAAAACAACTTATACCGAAGGATTTGGAGATTTTCCCGGAAGCTTTTCTTATCGTATATTAGGAATTGTAAAGAACCCAATAAACGCAAATGGATCAATATCTACATCAACAACACTAAGTGCATTATCGGGAATATCATTAAGATCTGCATCTAATAATTTTAGTCAGTATGAATATGTGCAGGGCGGACTTAGCAGCGCAAATGCTTTTGTGGTTGTATCTAATATAACTGGAGGAAATGGTTATATTAAATTTATTCAAAATTTTGATTTAACAAGTAATTATAGTAGTTTTGTTCCCGGCGAAACTATTATAGGAAAAACATCAGGGGCAATAGCAATAGTTTCAAATTTATTGTACCCCGAAGTAATGAAAAACAAAGGCGATATTCTTTACATAGAAAATAAGTCTCCGATAACTAGAACAACAGAACAGACAGATAATTTACATCTTGTAATAGAATTTTAAGGAAAACGAATGGCAACGACCGCGACATTTAATTTAGCAACTGCTTCAGCTACACCCGAAGCAACTAAAGTTACTCCGTACTTTGATGATTATTCCGAAGATAAAAACTTTCACCGAGTATTGTTTAAACCGGGAGTAGCTGTTCAATCTCGAGAATTGACGCAATCTCAAACCATATTACAAAATCAAATTAAAAGAGTAGGCGATTATCTTTTTAGTGACGGTCAAAAAGTAACAGGATCTAGACCAAGTGTAAATCTAGATGTACGTACTGTAAAAATAACAGGTAAAAATACCATAGGACAGCCTATAACATTAGACGATTGTTTAGGGAAGTATGTCACCAGTTTAAATTCTGAAATTGTAGGGTATGTTGAATTTGTATATGAGAAAGATGATCCCGTAATAGGTGACCAGCCGGCAGTTGTTATAAGTTTAAAAAGATATAATTCGACAAATAATGGAATATTTGCGGAAGGTGATACTTTATATTTTCATAATACTTATTCTCAGGCATTAAATGGTACAACCACATCTTTAGTTTCTGTCGTAGAAAATAATATTGTTAAAAATGCAATAGGTACATGCACTCCTTTTTCTAAAATAATTAATTTATCTACAGCTAGTACACTTATTGAGGTTGGTGATTTAGTTGTTCATCCTAATATAACTAAAACCATTTATGTAACTGAAGTAATTAACCAAACACAATATGCTATAAGCGAAGCACCAGCAACATCGTTTTCCGGCGAAAATATTCAATTTACTAAATTGTCAACTTGCCCGTCATCAATAGTAACACAGGATGAGACATATTTTTATAAAAATGGATTTATAGTTAAATGCCCTAGGCAAAAAGTTGTTCCGGATAAAAATACAGCCTTTCCATCCAAAGTTATTGGCCTATTTGTTACGGAACAAATAATTACAAGCGAGGATGATGCATCTTTATTGGATCCTGCATTAGGTAGTTCTAATTATTTTGCAACAGGCGCGGATAGACTAAAAATTGATTTATCCTTAACAAGTTTTGATATGGATATTAATAGGAAAGCAGACACAGAACAAATAATTATACCCGTGCTTGTTTTTAATAAGGGAGTAATTGAATATGTGCCAGAAACAACAGTATCCAGTCAAATACAACAACAAATAGAAGAAAGAACATTTGATGAATCTGGCAACTATATAGTTAAACCATTTACCATAACTCCGACAGGATCTGTTGAAGATGATACTTTATTGTTTAATGTATCTAGCGGCAGAGCATATGTGGCAGGCCGCGAAGTAAGTACTGTTTCGGGTACAGAAATATCTTTACCTAAAGTAACTGCAACTGACACTAAAACAGGCTATAATATTACTACATCGCAGGGTAACTATATTAAAATAACTGATCTTAATTATGGTGGTAGTAATATGCAGTTACCAATTGTACAAACTAAAGTACAAGGAGAAATGTTTTTAGAATTGCATAATGTTACAAATCCTACTGCAGCAAATTCTGCAAACACGAAGGTGGGAACAATACTATTTAAAAATTTAGAGTATGACAGTTCATTAGGTAACGCAAAAACACAATTTAAATTATTTTACCATTATTATTCTCCCGTAATAGAAGCACCACTTACATGGGCAGCATGGAGTACGGAGTATGGAATTTTGGAAGCGGATGGCCGATATATTGCAGATACATTTTATTCTTCGCCCTCTGCGAATACATTATTGGGCAATTATGGTGTTGCTAGTACACCGTGTTTTGCATTGTATAGAGAACCAGATTCCGGCGGAGTAGCCTTTTGGTATAATACATGGCATACTTTAGATGGACGGGATATTGCAAAAACAAAAGAAAGATTTGCCAACTATTTATTAGCTACTCCTACAAATTCAGATAATGCTAGAATGTTATCCAATACTAAAGCATTTCTTTCTTTTAGTAATGGCAGTCCATTTTTAGATGGATTATTAAATGTAGAACAGGTTAAAAGTGTTGTGGGTGTGGCAAATGACCAAACATCACATTATACCGGCGCAACATATACTGATCCAATATTTTATGCAAATGTTGCGGCCGCAAGTATAGATGCTCAAAATAGATTAATTATTTCAGATCCTAGATCATCAGATTTATTAGTATTTCGTATACCTAAAAATTCTGTTAAATCCATAGACAATTTGAAAACAACATATACTAAAACCGTTCGAGGCGCAATATTTACCGCAGGCATATTTAGTAAAATTGTATCTAATCCTGAAACTTTTGCACTAGGCGATGGGGTAGTGGATCCAAGCACTGCAAGAGTCAATTTTATTATTGCTATACGAACAGGAGCAACTGCAAATGTTCCATTGGGCGTTTGGAATTTTGAAAGAGGCACTGCTACAATTTCTCAAGACTCTACAATTTTGACAGTGAATTTAGGGGATGCAACTTTTACCGGCGTAGCCGATATTGAATATGTTGTTGAATCTAACGCGCTTCCTCCTAGAATCAAAACTCCAGTAAAAAATGCTTATCAATTTGCAAATGTTAATGTTGTAGATTATAAGTATAGTACTAATATTGCAGATATTGCATCGTATAATGGTATTTTTAAATTAAATGCCTCCGACAGATTTAAGGGAAATTGGCAATCCAATGTGAGTTATACATATAATGATGTTGTAGTTGACAATGGTTCTACTTATAGAGCAAGCATACCTAGCTCAAATATTGCTGTAACCAGAGCAAATACTTGGACAGAATTAACAGATATTACTAGTAGTCTTTGGATATTATCAAATGGACAAAAAGATGGTTGGTACGATCATGGTTATGTTCAATATGTGGGTTCATCTTTAGATTTACCTGGTAATGTTCTTATAACATATGATTATTATACGCATGCAGGAGAAGGACCCTGTACGGTAAATTCTTATCCAGCAAATACAAGAATTTATGCATATACTTCTGTGGTAGATGCAAAACAATATAATTTAAGAGATTGTTTAGATTTTAGACCAAAACGTGTTAATGGAAGTCAGTATCTAAACTTTGAAACTGCAATATTTCCAACATCTGCGGTAAATACAGAAGCAGATGTTACGTATTATCTTGCAAGAATAGATAAGTTATATGTTACTGCAGATTTTAGAAGTTTTGAAAATCCTTATAGTAGATTATACGTTGAACAGGGAATAGAAGTAAACAATGCAGCGAATGCAAAAGATTCTAGTGCAGACAAATTAAAACTTACCATAGCAACATTATACATACCTCCATATGCTACTTCATCTTTTGATGTAAAAATTGTATATGAAGATAGTCGTCGTTTTACTATGAACGACATTAATAAGTTACAAAAAGCAACAGTGGCATTAAACAAAACAGTTAGAATACATACTGTAGAAATTGCAAATCTTAAAAATCCAGTTTTAAATGATGCCGGGGATAACTTATTAAAAACGGGCATACTTGTGGAAAATTTTACAGATTTTTCGAAAGCAGACATAACTAATAACGATTTTTTGTGTGCGTTTGATGTTAATGCAGGATTATGTACTCCTCTATTTACTGCGACGGATATGCCTTTACAGATAACCTCTGCTAGTAATTACAGTGTTAATGACGGAATAATTACTGCAAATTATTCTGAAGAAATTTTTACAAGTCAATTAGAAGCTAATCATTTTGTAAATCCAAATCCTGGCGGTATTAATAACGGCAGGGGCAGGGCCAAAATAGGTAAGAAAAGTTCTTTCTTAGTTAATTTATTAGTAACTCTTGCGGTTGCATTTGCTGTACTAACTGCATATTTTTATTTTAACGCCGTGATTGCTGCAGGAACTTTTCTTGTTGCTGGCGCAGCAACGGTTGCATATAGCACAGCCCTGTCCACAGCGACAACATGGTTGCCTAATTTTGGAGTAGTTGGATGGACAATTATTGCAGTTATTGCTATACTATATGTTGCAGGGGTCGACATTGTGAGCGAACTTGCAGATTTTGAAGATAGCGTAAAAGAATTTGGCTCCGATGTCAACGATTGGGTAGATAGTTGGTAATATTAGAAAATTTAACAGGAAATAAAAATGGCTATAAGCAATAATCCAAGCGCAATACAAACTTCGGCATTAGCCAATGCCCCCATTTATTCTGCGGCGCAATTAATAAATTTTGCAGTTGCAGAAATGCCGCCTAATACTAGAATATATGTATATTGTAATGATATTAATATTACAGAATTTTGTGCACCAGTATTGGAAACGGCACAAATAGGTCAGCCTATTGTAACAAATCAATTAGGGACTGCGACAGGTTATTTGTATATACCGAGTGATCCAAATACTAAATTTAAATTTTTGGTGGGTGAGATTAATTTAACATTTGGAGATTCTCCAACAAGTGTCGCAGATTCTAAATATATTTCAGAATCAATATTCTATAATTATGGTTTAGATTTTGTTAGTTCTGTGGAAAAAGATATTACATCATTAAGACGAAATACAAGAATTAGAACTAATCCAACAGGTAATGCAGTAGGTCCAGATGTATCTCAATTAAAATTAGATCCAATGGCACAGACATTTACCGTGGATGAAACTGCATACCCTCTTGGATTATGTATAACAGGATTATCTTTATTTGTATATCAAAAAGATGCGACCCTCCCGTTAGCTGTAGAAATAAGACCCGTTGTCAATGGAAAACCTTCACTAACAGAATATATTACAGGTTCATTTGTAGTTGTTGATCCCGCATTTGTTGATGTATACGACGGAACTACTGGTTTTGCACCAGCTACAAATTTTCAATTTGATCATCCGCTTTATTTGCGTCCGGGCCAATATGCATTTTGTGTATTAACTAAGTCTAATCAATATGAATTACTTGCTGCTAAAGCAGGCGATGGAAAAACAGTAAAACAACCGTTTTCGGGAAAATTATATCTTCCTCAAAATACGGGAGAATGGCTTGCAAGTGATAATATAGATTTAACTTTTGTCTTAAGAAAAGCAGTATTTGATACCGGCACTGTTACTATAGAAATGAAATCTGTTTCAGATACTACGGGAATAGAATATGATCGGTTTAGGTTGTTATCCACAACTGTGGGGTTAGCAGACATAGCATACACAGATTATAAACTATCGACAACAACCGCTGGATCTAGATTGAAATCAAGTTACAAATCTATTAAACCTGGATTGAATGCTGATTTATCGGGACTAATGGTTGCACAACAAGAAGGTGATGTTACACTTCAGGTATCTTTAACTTCTAAAAATAAAGATGTTACTCCTATTTTGGATAGAGATTTAATAGGTGCCCAGTTATATAGGACATATATTGATCCTTATTCATATACTATTTCTCAAACAGAATTAAGGCCGGCTGGCGGCACAGCGGCATGTAAATATATTTCAAAACCTATATCATTAGCAGATGGATTTGATTCTACTGGTATAGAAGTTATACTTGAAGTTAGTAGACCAATTGGATCCGATATTGAAGTGTTCTGTAGGGTCCTTGGAGGAGATGATCGATCTGTTTCTAATGGTATCTACGATAGACCTTATATTCAAATGCCGTTAACATTTCCTGCAGTTAAAACATATTCTGGAACTAAAGATATTTTTAACACAGAAAAATATAAAATTTTAGATCCGTTTCTGGCATACACAAGTACTGCAAATGGCTTAACTGCCAAATTTAATGATTTTGCAACATATCAAATTAAAATAGTATTTTATGCGAATGATCCGTTGTATCCTCCTAAGTTAAAATCATTAACTGCTGCTGCGGTTATCTAATGCAAAACAACTATTTACCAATAGAAGGTCAACCAGGATTTGTAAAAGATCCTATGTCCTCAGCTATATTAAATACTGATCTTGGCGCACTACAAGAATATAAAAATAAAAGAAAACAAGCAAAACAAATTCAGTCAATGCAAGAGGAAATAAATATGTTGAAGGAAGAACTTGCAGCAATTAAAAATCATCTTAAGATAAGTTAACGCCATGCCAAACACAACAAATTTATCAAACGTAAACGTGGGTTCATCTGCAAATGCAGGAGACGGTGACGTTTTACGAGAAGCCTTTATAAAGGTTAATGCTAATTTTAATGCTGTTTATAATAGCGGACAGTATAAATCTTACATATCTGATACTGAAGATTTTCCCGGATACTCATGGGATGGTGATACTAATACAGGCATGTATCACGCAGGAACAGGTAAAATAGGTTTTACAATTAATGGCGCTCCCCATTTAATATTAGATGAAGCTGGAACTATTAAATGGTTAGATGCAGAATTATCTACTAAAGGATATGTTGATGCAAGTATTGCAGCATATACTGGCGGTATATTAAATGGAAATATAGGTGGATTGCCCTTAGTAGCATCTTTACCAACAGTAGGCAATTATGAAGGTAGAGTTGCATATTATCTTGGAGATATTTGGATATATACTAGTTATCCTACGGGGAATGGTTCGGGATTGAATGCAGATTCCGCAATTGCTAGGGCCGCCGGCTCAGATTCTCGATGGGTTAGATTTAGAGGCGATCAGGCCATGTCTATTGGTTTAGTTAAACCAAGTAATGCTCCAGAGGGAACTACATTTTACGAAACAGGCAATGCTGCAATTTACTTGTATCTATCTGGACAATGGAGAACATTATCCAGCATAATTACATCAAGTGCACCTGCCGGCTTAGATGTGTTGGTTAGCTTGCCTGCAGTTGGAGATGCCAGCAATTATTCTGGAAGAACTGTTGTAGTTGGAACAACATCGTATATTTTTATATCCGGGCAATGGAAAAACTTAGGCGACTATATTACTGGCGCATCCTCTAATACAGGGTCGGGCATAACTTCCGGAGCAACATTGCCTGCATCTGCAAATGTAGGTGAGTTATTTAGAGTAACAGGTACAGGATTGTACATATATGATGGCGGCTGGAAAACTATTCCTCAGTATACAGCAAATACAGGTACTGCAAGTATTAGAACTCTCGCAACATTACCAACAGATGTGACTTACTATAATGCTGGCGATTTGATAATCGTAGGTGGTAGAACTTACATACTAAATATCACAAAAACTTCTTGGGCATTGTTTACTCCAGGTGCAGCAAATACTATAACTAATATAGTTTTATCTGCGGGGCAAGTAACAACAAACGTATTAGCAAATAGTTCTGTAACTGCAGTTAAAATATTGACAAATACGATTACTGGTGATAAGTTAGAAGACAATACTATTACCTCAACAAAAATACAGGATGAAGCTATAACCGCAGCAAAAATTGCAGCAAATAGTATTACATCTGCAAAGATACAGGCAGGGGTAATTACATCCAGAGAAATTGCTAGTAATTCTATTCCTGGATCTAGATTACAGGTTGGTTCCATAACTTCCAGAGAATTGGCCACGGCTTCAATACCGGCAACAGCTGTAACTGCAAATACATTATCAGAAATATCCCAAAATGCTGGCAATATAGTATCAGGAATTTTTAGTTCAGCTGACGGTAAAATGGTTATAGATTTAAATAGTAAATTTATTAGAATTGAAATATGAGCACAAATGTTTTTTGGGCAGGTAATGTTGCTAACGTTGCCGTAGTATCTATTTTTAATAATCCTTCAAGCGAAGAAGGTAATAACAAACCATTAACTAATAGATTTAATAATTTAGCCAATATTTACTTTGATTCTAGATTTAACTATATTAGTTTATCCTCTCAATTTAATTTTACTTACAATTATGGAAATGTTAGTGCAGGAAATACGGGCAACACAATTACAACTGTTGCTTACCATAATTTAGGTTATCCTCCCGCAGCAATAATGATAGATATAGATACCAGAGAAGTTTTAACTAATGGTAATTATATCCAATCATTAAACTATGATTCTTATAGGACAATATCTTTATTAATTGATTCTGAAAAATTTTATATCAAAGAAAACTATAATACAATCACTACAGATTTACCTTCAATGACAAGACGTTATAATATTTTTGCTTTTACTAATACTGCGGATTCTAATTAAATGTCTTATCTTTTAAATTTATCTTCAAACTTAGTCACACTAAGTAACGTATTTACTACACTAAAATCACATATTGTTAAAGATAATAATCAATTAGAAACAGGAACATTTTCATTTACTAAAACATTAGTTGCATCCGAATTAAGATTATATCAAGAAACAGAAGATGGTTTGCTTTATGGGTCGTATAATGATTCAGCAACAAGACAAACATTAGATGCATCAAATCCAATTAACGGACCTTTTATAGAAAATTATTCTATATTAGGAGATTTAAATTTGGATAATTTTGTAAATTTATTACTAATAGATAAACCTCCAATTAGAACAGGTTTTTATAATTTTGAAATACAAGGACTATCTTTTACAGGAATAATTAGACAACTAACAAAATATACTCATTATGACTGGGAAAAGAATGCAGGAAAATATTCATATGTCCAAAAAGGTGTTTTAGGATATGCCATAGAAATTAGCAAAAATTTACTATATACTGCAGAATCTTTTATTTCTCCGTTAGTTGGACTAGACGGAAAAAATCCAACTGTATATGTTTATACCCCTACTGAATTAAATTTGGCTTTGCGAAATTTAAATGGAGGCGAACGGATAACATCAAGTACTGCTGTTATTAATCCAAGCTCATACGTTCAAAGTATTCCGGGGGCAAATACTAAAGTAACAGGAACATTACCTATTACAATTTTTTATATTACACCCGAAGAAGCATTACGGTATATTGCAAGTTACACTGATCTTATTGTTGCATTTGGTGCAGATTATAAAAAAGGACAAGATCACTATGCAAGAGCAGGAGCACTAGAAGGAAGAACAATTACTTTTGATCCTGTCGCATATTTAAATAAGTATTCGGATTTACGGACATTATATGGTTATGATACTTACAATGCAACTATACATTATATAACTACAGGTTACTACGAAGGCAGAACAATAGATAATGCAAGTAATTTTAATCCTTTATCCGGAGGATTGTATGATGTTGCAGCACAATCAATATTGGCCTCGGGTACTTTTATATGGCAAAATGGTCCAACTATTAAAACGTCGGGTAAAGATTTGACTTATAATTATAATAGTACAACATATAATAGCGGAACTATAATAGATTTTACTAGTAATGTACAGTATTTAAGGATAATTTAATATGGGAATATCTTTAAATAAAAATAATGCTTTTACAATAACAGATAATTTAGGTAGTACTAAATTTTCGTTAAATAGTAAAATGCCTCACATCTTACACGAAGTTACAGGTAATGTAGCTGTCCCCGGATTATCTTTATCCATAGGACAACAAACTTTAACAAGAGTAGATACTTTAGTAACATTAGCAGATACTTATATCTCTACAGATAATTCTAATAATTTTATTTTTCCATTAATAAAAATTACTGGAGGGGTTGCTGATACTAATGGTAAAGTTCTTCCTGCTCTAGGTTCTACTATGTTAAGAATTATAAAAGATCAGGCAACAAATTCTGTGTTAGGCACATCAGTATTAGATTGTATACAGGATCAGGGAAGTTTAAAACTTATATGCACTAATAATTTTGATAGGGGGACCTCGGGATTTGCAATAGGAGATGTAGGAGTTACGATATCCTATCGAGTTTATTACGGAAGATTTAACTAATAAATACTACAATGGCAACGAATAAAAATATAAACATAGACCAACGAGCATCTTTTATCGATTATGCTCAATATTTAGATATCTCAAAAACACCGATATCTTTGGTTGGGTATGATGTAAAAGCTCAATTAAGAAAATCTTACTATTCATCTAACTCTGTTTCATTTACTACAGTATTAGAAAATGCAGCAAATGGCAACATTTCAATATCCTTGACTGCATCTCAAACTGCAAACCTTGACGGTAGATATGTGTATGATATATCTGCAAATACTGCAAATACTACAATAAGAATACAAGAAGGTATAGCAACAGTTAACCCTGGAGTAACTCGATAATGGCTACAGTAACAACAAGAGATCAATTAAAGGATTATTGCTTACGAAGATTAGGCGCTCCCGTTATTGAAATAAATGTCGAAGAAAATCAAATCGAAGATCGAATAGATGATGCTTTTCAATTCTATAGAGAATACCATTATGATGCAGTTGAATTAGTTTATCTAAAACACCAATTTACAGCTGAAGATATTGCCAATCAATATATTTCAGTACCAGATGCAGTGGTCGGTGTAAGTCGTATACTACCATTTAGTAATAAGTCAGATGGCACTAACATATTTAGCGTTAGGTATCAAATACTATTGAATGACTTATATAGTTTAATGTCTACAAACATTATTTACTATTATCAGGTTAAACAGGAATTAGAATTAATTAATCAGATATTAGTGGGCACAAAGCCTATAAGATTTAATAGACATATGAATCGTCTGTACATGGATATGGATTGGTCAGCAGATGCTACCGTAGGAGATTTCATTATCGTAGAATGCTATAGGATATTAGATCCAGAAACATATAGAGACGTATATAACGATATGTTCCTTAAGAGATATTGTACTGCATTGATTAAACGTCAATGGGGTGAGAACTTGAAGAAGTTTAACGGAGTACAATTACCTGGGGGAGTAACAATTAATGCGGATCAGATTTATCAAGATGCAATAGATGAAATAAAACAGATTGAATCTGAAATGCAATCTAGATTCGAATTACCTGTAGATTTCTTTACAGGATAAACTTAAAGTATTTTATTAACAGGGTACATAGCAAATGATAACACCTTGTCAATAGAAAGTCAATACAATTATGGCAACCGTTAACCCTTATTTTCAATCTGGTGGTACGATTGGTAGGACTTCTGAACAGAATCTGTACGAAGACTTAATGATCGAATCCATGAAGATTTATGGCTTTGAGGTCTATTACTTGCCGCGTAAGTCTAACAGTTTGGATTCTATTTTATCCGAAGATCCCTTGAACACTTTTGATTATGCTTTTCCCATTGAGATGTATTTGGAAAACACAATGGGGTTTCAGGGTGACGGAGAATTGATGTCTAAATTTGGTTTAGAAATACGAGATACGGGAAATTTTATAGTATCAAGAAGAAGATGGACAGATGTAATTGGTTCGCAGAATGTAACTATACTTCCTCGCCCGACAGAAGGCGATATAATATTCTTTCCGAAATCTAAATCGTTTTTTGAAATACGCAAGGTTGAGGGGCAAGAACCTTTCTATCAGATTGGCAAATTATACGTCTATAAAATGATGTGTGAATTATATCAATTTTCTAATGAAAGATTCAATACGGGTGTTTATGAAATTGATAGTCTAACTGCAGATGCTACTCTTGATCTAGAAGACCATCAGTTATTATTAGAAACAGGCGATGCTTTATTATTTGAAGTAAATGCATTGACTCCAGTTATACTGGAAAATTATAGTTTATCTACAGGTGGGCACGTACAAATTGGCGCCCAAAATGAATCATTTACTGACGAAGGAAAAGATGTGTTAGATTTTTCTGAAAGAAATCCGTTTGGTGAGGTATTCCAATAATGTTAGATCAAAGATTTTACTGGGGTACCATACGTAAAGCAATTGTTGCTTTTGGTAATATGTTCAATAATATTACTATTGAACGTAAGGATGCTGCTGGAAATGTAGTACAACTACAGCGAGTGCCGCTAGCGTATTCTCCCCAACAAAAATTCTTGGCTAAAATTAAGCAACAGCCTAATGTGGATAATACTAATTTTCAAGTCATTCTTCCTAGAATGGGATTTGAAATGGTTTCGCTAGATTATGATCCTAACAGAAAAATTAGTCCAATGCAACAAAGTAGGACTATTAATAGTTCTACATCCGCCTCTGCTCAGTATGCACCTACTCCGTATAACATAAATGTATTACTGTATATCTATGCCAAGAATCAAGATGACGGCCTACAAATTATAGAACAAATATTGCCCTACTTTAATCCAGATTATAACTTAACAATTCACGCTATTCCTCAACTAAATATTAATAATGACCTTCCCATAATATTAAATTCTATTGGATTTACCGATGATTATGAGGGGGATATGACTACCCGCCGTGCAATTATGTGGACATTAAGTTTTGTTATGAAATTGAACTTTTATGGCCCCGTTAATAAACAAGGTATTATTAATAAGGTTACAACTAATACGTTTAAAGATGCGGCATTAAGTTCTCAGCAGTCTAGAATAATTGTAGAAGGAACCGGCGATTTAGCAAATACTATTCCTGCCGGTAATGTAACATATCTTAGTACCTTTGAAGATTTTTAAATGAAAAATATTGAACAACTAAATAATCTATTTAATTTAGATCCCATGACAGAAAAATCCATGGAACTAACTACTATTCCTGAGGCAATGAATTCCAACAAGGAAATAGATCAGGAAGATGATTATCAATTGGCAAGACAGACTATGAGAAAACTCCTAATGAAGGGTGAAACCACATTGGATGATCTTATTGAATTGTCTAAAAATTCTGAGCATCCTAGGACATATGAGGTTGCAGGACAATTTATGAAGACTATGTCTGATGTTTCCAAAGATCTTTTAAATTTACAGAAACAAGTTAAAGAATTAAAAGCAGACGATCCGCAACAAAAAATTGGTACTCAGAATAATGTGGTGTTTGCAGGATCAACCGCAGAGTTATTTAAAGCATTGAAACAACATAAAGATAACGGTAATATAATTGAGCAATAAACCTACATCATATAACGGTAATCCCAATTTAAAACAAATTGGTACTACCATATCGTATACCAAAGAACAGGTTACGGAAATCATTAAGTGTTCTCAGGATCCAATTTACTTTATTGAAAATTATTGTCAAATAGTTTCATTGGATAGAGGGTTAATTCCATTCAAATTGTACGATTGTCAAAAAGAAAAAGTACATACGATTCTAAATAATCGTAAAGTGATTCTGATGGAAGGTCGCCAACAAGGCAAGACTATCACATCTGCTGCATGCATTCTTTGGTATACGTTATTTCAGGAAAATAAAACAGTTGCTATTCTTGCTAACAAGTCATCCGCAGCGCGCGAAGTGTTATCTCGGTATGAGCTAATGTATGAAATGCTTCCAATATGGATGCAGCAAGGTGTCAAGACATTTAACAAGGGCGATATTGAACTTGAAAACGGATCCAAAGTATTTACAGCGGCAACAAGTACATCGGGTATTCGAGGTAAATCTGTAAATTGGTTATATATTGATGAGGCGGCAATTATTCCAAATAATGTTGCAGAGGAATTTTTTACATCTGTTTATCCGACAATTTCTGCGGGTACTACTACAAAAATTCTTCTTACATCTACACCGCTAGGTTATAATCATTTTTGGAAATTCTGGAATGAGGCAGAACAGGGACTGAATGGTTTTGTGTCCCTGTTTATCCCATATAATAGAATTCCTGGCAGGGATGATAAGTGGGCGGCAGAACAAAAAGCCATGCTTGGTGAACTTAAGTTTAATCAAGAGGTTTTATGTAATTTCTTAGGATCTTCTAACACACTAATTAATCCAGATACTATTGGAAAAATGTCCGTTAAACCCTATGTATATACTAAGGATGGATTGGATATTTTTGTAGAGCCTGAAGAAGAACACATATACATGTTGGTAGCCGATACTTCTAGGGGAGTCGGTGGAGATTACTCAGCGTTTACTGTTCTTGATATTACTGCGTATCCATACTCGGTTGTTGCAAAATATAGAAACAATAAAATCAGTCCCCTACTTTTTCCAAATATAATATATAAAGTAGCGAAAGATTATAATAAAGCCTATTGTTTGATAGAGATCAACGATAATGGGCAGCAGGTTGCAGATTCGCTTTATATGGATTTGGAATACGAAAACGTATTCTTTGTAGGAAGTAATAGTAAGAGTGGACAATATCTCTCAGGAGGATTCTCTTCAGGGGCGACTCTGGGGGTTAGAACTACTAAACAGGTAAAACGCTTAGGATGTACTTCCTTTAAGAGTTTGGTGGAAAGTACCAAACTGCTAATTCACGACCCCGATATAATTAATGAAATATCTACATTCATAGAAGTCAGGGGAACCCATAAGGCAGACGAGGGGTATCAGGACGATTTGGTAATGTGTTTGGTACTATTTGCATGGGCAACAAATGAACTATTCTTTAAAGATTTAACCGACACCAATCTCAGGAAAGCCTTATACGAGGAACAATTCAAACAAATTGAAGAAAATCTGACTCCATTTGGTATTATAGAAAATGGTATTCCTGAAGAAGAAAAACCTCAAATTATGACAGACGCAATTTGGTTTAATGCAGCATCAAAATCTCCGCAAGAAATTGAAGAAGCGCAAAGAAGATTCCTTGAAAATGTCTAAAAGACAGTACTTATAAATAAATAGAAATCATAATATAGACAAATATCTATAAAATTATCAAGGAGAAGACGATGGCATTTCAGCTTTCACCTGGCGTTGTAGTAACGGAACAGGACAGAACAACAGTTGTTCCAACAGTTGCAACCACATCTGGAGGGTTCGCAGGCGCATTCCAATGGGGTCCTGTAGAAGAAGTAACGACTGTAGATTCAGAAACAAATTTAGTTACTGCTTTTGGTAAACCAAATGATACCACTGCAGGATATTTCTTTACTGCTGCAAATTTCTTATCGTATGGTAATAATTTAAAAGTAGTCCGCGTTGTGGATAAGGGCGTTGCGAGAAATGCTGTTTCTAGACCCTCTGGTACAGTTACGGGGGTTAACATTCCTACGAATAATACAACCGACCAAATATATTTTACCTCTACTGCAAATTTAGTTGTATTTTTTGATAAAGATATATATCATTATGATGATAACCCAAATGTAGGTCTTATTGATAGAGCAAGAGGCAATGTGGTTTTAAATACTAGTAATGGAAAGGTAGTAAGTTTAACAGTAACAAACACTGGGTTTGGATATAATACTGCACCATCTGTTAGCTTTATAGGCGGCTCACCTACAAGTTCTGCTACTGCAAGAGCAATATTATCAAGTGGACAAATATCTAATATATTTGTATTAGATGGCGGTAATAACTACACTACTTCATCCAATATTATAATAGAAAATCAAGATTCAACATCCGCAAGTGCTAGTCTAGTAGTAAGATATAAGATGAGAGATGCCAATATTTCTGTTATTGGGTCGAATTATGATTCTAATGCAAATATTGTATTTTCAGGAAATATCGAAGCAACCGGCGTACATGCTACAGCAAATTTAATTATTACCAATGGTAATATTACTGGCATAACAATAGTAACCCAGGGTAATGGATATATTGGCGCGCCAAACGTAACAATTAATAGAAACAGTGCAAACACTGGAACCAATGCAGTCGTAGTTGCAAACGTTGCTTATGGGTATATTGATAGAATTAATATCATTAATCCTGGTCTTGCTGGATATGCTCAAATTCCTTATGTAATAATTAATAGAAATAATTTATTGGGCGGCACAAATGCTGCGGTTCAAGCTCGTATTAGCGCATATGTTAGTACATTAACTTTAACAGGAAATGGATATGGTTATCAAAATACTACCCCCTCTGTAGTAATTACTCCAGCAACAGCTGATTTAAATTTTATTACTGCAAATGTTACAGCAAATGCAACAGTTAAATACCCTATACAAACTGTTACTATAACAAATCCGGGGTTAGGATATACAGCAAATGCAAATATAGCTTCTATCTTTTCTGACGATATAGAACTACTTAACTTTAGCGTTAATATATCTTTAAATCCTCCTGTTATAACAAATAGTGAGAATTTTGTTTTAAACTATTCCTCAAGCGGTTTAACATTTGGAGAATTTGCTGCAAAATATCCTGGTGCTTTAGGAAATTCTATTAAAGTTTCTATGGCGGATTCCGCAACCTATAGTACATGGTTATATCGGTCACAATTTAATGGCACTCCTGGTACATCTGCGTATGTTAGCGAAAAATCTGGTTCTAACGATGAACTACATATTTTAGTTATAGACGTGGATGGATCTTGGTCGGGAACTGCGGGTACAATCTTAGAAAAATATGCATATGTATCCAAGGCATCTGATGCTAAGAATAGCGACGGCTCAACCAACTATTATAAGAATGTAATTAATAATCAATCTGAATATATTTGGTCTTTAGATCATCCGCAATTCAACGCGACTTCACAACCCAACGTTACAAACTGGGGAGCTGAAGCAAAATCAACAGCATTTGGAAGTTTAGCGGCAAACATAACAACCACATTAACCGGCGGCGTTTCAGGGGATAGCGTTTCGACAGGAAATGTTTCAACAGGATATGCATTATTCTCAAATGACGAATTATATGATGTTGGTCTAATTCCAATGGGTCCAACAACTGCAGTATCTGCTGTTAATGCTGCGATTGCTATTGCTGAATCAAGAAGAGACGCTGTAGTGTTTGCTTCCCCTCCTTATGTGGATGTTGTTAATACCACAGGGCAGGCAGACAAGATTGTCACTTATAGAAATCAATTAACATCTTCATCTTATGCAGTTCTGGATACTGGTTGGAAATATCAGTATGACCGATATAACGACAAATACAGATATGTTCCTCTAAATGGTGACATTGCTGGTCTTGCAGTAAGAACAGATCTAATATCTGATCCTTGGTTCTCGCCCGCGGGCTATAATAGGGGCGTAATTAAGAATCTAGTTAAACTAGCTTATTCTCCATCTAAAACAGATAGAGATACACTATACAAGAGCGGGGTCAATCCTGTAGTAACATTCCCAGGCCAAGGCACATTATTGTTCGGAGATAAGACTCTTCTATCAAGACCAAGTGCATTCGATAGAATTAATGTTCGCAGATTGTTTATTGTTCTTGAGAAGTCTATTGCAACTGCAGCAAAATTCCAGTTATTCGAATTCAACGATCCATTTACAAGAAATCAATTTAAGAATATTGTAGAACCATTCTTAAGAGATGTACAAGGTCGCAGAGGCATAACAGAATTTAAAGTAGTTTGCGATGAAACTAATAATACTCCCGCAGTCATAGACAGAAATGAATTTACTGCAGATATTTTCATTAAACCATCAAGAGCTATTAATTTTATTCAGTTAAATTTCATAGCAACAAGAAGCGGTATTTCTTTCGAAGAAGTTGGCGCTTAATAGGAGATCCAAATGGATATATCAACATTTAAAAGTAAATTAGGCGGCGGCGGCGCAAGACCGAATCAGTTTGAGGTAATTATTAATTATCCTTCTTTCCTCGGTCAGAGCGCAGGAGAGGTGGGAAAATTCTTAATAACTACCGCAGAATTGCCCGGGCAAACTATGGGAGTTACTCCCATTTATTATAGAGGTCGTTTAATTAAATTGGCAGGCGATAAAGAATTTGCTCCGTTCAGCTGTTCCATAATTAATGACACTAATTTTACTGTTAGAAACGCATTAGAGTCATGGATGGAATATGTTGAGAAAAAATTAGATAAAACTGGGGAACAGAACCCTTCACTATACCAGAGACCAATAGAAATTAACCAATTAGATCGCAATGGTAGTATCTTAAGAACATATAAATTAGACGGCGCCTTCCCTGTGGAAATCGGACCGGTTCAATTAGACTTTGGTAGTAACGATCAAATCTCAACATTCGGAGCATCTTTCCAGTATCAGACATTTAGTATTGTTGGCACTCCGGTCGCAGAGGTCTTGGCAGGAGCAAGAGCTTGATGAGACCGGTTGAAACAGATAAACAGTAATACTTTTGAAAGAATTTAATTATGGCAGTTAAGCTATTTGGCTTTACCTTTGGTCGAGATGATGAGGATGACCAACCGATAACAAAGAATAAACAGGGATTCGCCACACCTATATTAGATGATGGCGCGTCTACTGTACAGGCAGGTGGGTATTTTGGTACGTATGTTGATTTAGATGCAACTACAAAATCTGAGTATGAGCTGATTACTCGCTATAGGGAAGCAGCATTATACCCAGATACTACCGCAGCTATTGATGAAATTTTAACTGAGGCAATTGCAGCAATAGATGACGAAGCGATTGTTAAAGTAAATTTAGATCAGCTTGACATACCTGATGATATTAAAGATACTATCGAAAAAGAATTCGATACAATATTACAGCTGCTAGATTTTAACGATAAAGGTTATGATATCTTTAGACGTTGGTATGTGGATGGTAGATTATATTTTCAAAAGATCATTGATCCTAAAAACCCAAGAAGAGGTGTTTTAGAACTTGTTCAAATTGATCCTAGAAAAATTAAAAAATTACGTGAGATTAAAAAAGAAAAAGACAGAGATACAGGTGTTGATCTAATTAAATCTGTTGATGAATTTTTTGTTTATAATGACAAAGGATTAACTTATAATCCAACATATTCTACTACTGCTCATCAGGGCGTTAGAATAAACACAGATGCAATTTGTTTCGTGCCATCTGGTCTGTTGGATTATGACAAGAATATAGTAATTGGTCATTTACACAGAGCAATCAAACCTGTCAACCAATTAAAGATGATGGAAGATGCATTAGTTATTTACAGAATAGCTAGAGCACCCGAGAGAAGAATATTTTATATTGACGTAGGTAATTTACCTAAGTTAAAAGCCGAGCAATATTTAAAAGATATTATGGCTCGCTATAGAAATAAAATTGTGTACGATTCAAACACAGGTGAAATTAGAGACGATCGTAAGATGATGTCTACACTTGAGGACTTTTGGTTACCGAGAAGAGAAGGTGGCAGAGGTACAGAAATTGATACATTGGCCGGCGGAGAAAATCTTGGTCAAATTGAAGATGTAAATTATTTTCAATCTAAATTATATCAGGCATTGAATGTTCCTTTGTCAAGAATGCAACCACAGACAGGTATCTCGTTTGGTAGGGCGACCGAGATAACTAGAGATGAGTTAAAATTTGCGAAGTTTGTTGGTAGATTGCGAAAGAAGTTTAATGAATTGTTTACCGATTTATTAAGAACGCAATTATTACTAAAAGGTGTATTGACTGATAAAGACTGGACTAGTATAAAGGATAAAATCCAATATAGATATACGCAGGATCAGTATTTTGAAGAAATGAAAGATGCTGAGAATATGAGAAATAGAATTGATTTGTTAATACAAATTCAACCTTTTGTTGGTGCATATTACAGTCAAGATTATGTTATGAAAAATATACTAAGAATGTCGGAAAAAGAAATTGCAGCAATGAAGAAACAGATTGATTCTGAACCTCCACCGCCGCAAATTGGCATGCCGGGTATGCCCCCGGGCCAGCTTCCGCCAGGACAAGATCAGGATCAACAACCGCCTCAATAAATAATGTAAAGGAAAAATTATGAAATCGTCAGTCATTCACCACATGGTAGATAGTATTATTAATAATCAGCAAACTGATGCTATGGAAAAATTCAATGAAATCATGGCAACAAAAATTACTGATGCATTAGATGCCAAAAAAATCGAACTTGCATCTAATATAGGCAAAGAACAGGGACAAGAAGAACATGAAGAAATTTAAAGAACTCAGAGAGAGTTATTTAGAAGAAAAACTAAAAGCCTCGGATCCTGCCGGAAAATACATACACGATTTTGTGCATTCCGATAATCCTAAATTTGCAGGTAAATCTAAAGCAAAACGTATTCAAATGGCTTTGGCTGCTTCGTACGGTGCTAAAGGCAAATCTAGAAATGAAGATGTTGAATCTGTAGAAGAAGGCATGATGGATACTGTAAAGACTGTTGCTAAAAAAGTTGGCAAAGCTCTTACCGGCGGTTCAGATGAAGATCAATTAAAGAATTTACAAAAGAAAATGGGCGTACCGCAAACAGGTAAAAAACCCGTAAACAAATAAGAGAGAATTAAATGCCAGTAGTTAAAACGGTACTTAAAAAGGTTAGACAACAAGCAGTTGTAAAAATGGTTGGCGACGGCTCATCCTCAATTACTAGTGCAGATCTAAAACTTACTGATGAAACGGTCGATCAACCTAATGTGCAAATGAACATTGGGGGTATGATTTGGACTACTCCCGGTGTGCTTCCTATTGTTGTTTCTCGCGGTGGTACTAATACTTTGTATTTAAATGGTAATGATAATTGGTCGTTGACACAGATGTTTGGATTTTCAGATACATCAAATACAAATGCTAACATAACTGTTACCTTGCCAGCAAACTCTACAATTTATTTACACTTATCTAAACCAGCGGGATTCATTGAACCGGATCAGCAAACTAAGAAATAATTAGGAAATTACTATGAGACTAATTAAAGAAGTAGCACAAGATTTAAATTATCTGATTGAAGCCAAAGAAGGCGGTGGCAAGAATATTTACATTGAAGGAATTTTTGCACAATCCGATACTGCAAATAAAAACAATCGTTCCTATGGTAGAAATATCATGGAAAGAGAAGTTGGAAAGTATCAGGATTTAATCGGACAAAAAAGATCTCTAGGAGAACTCGGTCACCCGGAGAATCCTTCAATCAATTTACATCAGGTTTCCCACCTAATTACTAGCCTAAAGATGGAAGGCAAAGATGTAATAGGTAGAGCAAAAATTTTAGAAACGCCAATGGGCGTTATTGCAAGAAATTTAATAGAAAATGAGGTTCGTTTAGGTGTATCAACTAGAGGCCTAGGATCGCTAAAAATGAACTCAAATGGTATTAACGAAGTGCAGGATGACTTTCATCTAGCAACCGTTGATATTGTGGCTGATCCTTCCGCACCTGATGCCTTTGTACAAGGTATAATGGAATCCGCAGAATGGATACTAGAAAATGGTGTTTGGAAAGCAGTCCACATTGAGGCGGCGCAAAAGCAAATAAGGGCAACATCCAAGAAAAACTTGGATGAAGTTAAGTTAAAAATATTTGAACAATTTGTTAATCAATTGTCTAGGTAACTAGAATTATAAATATCAATTGAAGAACATCAATACATTTAGGAGACACTAATGTCAGTAGAAAGTAAAGTTAAGGAATTGCTAGAAAAAGTAACAGCAAAAACTTCAGTTAATGAAGAAGCTGGAGCGATGGTTCCTACCAAGCAAAAAGATTCCACAATTAAAGCTGCCAACTCTGGCGATAGTAGTCAGCCAAGACAAGGCGATTCACAAGACGCATCTCACGAAACTCGAGATGAAAAAGATGTCAACCAAGGAGCGATTACTGCAAAAGGTATTTCTAAAAATACTATTGCAATGAAAGGTCCAGTTGGTCAAGCACCGAATTTCACAACAGTAAAAGATCTAAGCCAAATTCCTCAGAATACAGGTATTCATGAAGAAGAAGCCGAAGAAGAAAATCTTGAAGTTGTAGCCGAAGAAGAACAAGTTGAAGACGAGGAGACAACAGAAACTACTGTTGAACCCATTGATCTTTCCCCAATTTTTGGTGAAGATTTATCGGAAGATTTTAGAGAAAAAGCAACATCCATTTTTGAAGCAGCAGTTATTGCTCGCGTTAATAACGAAATGGAAAAAGTATCAGCAGCATTGGAAGAAAAATATGCTGAAGAATTTACAGTATACAAGGAAGGCGTTGTAGAAAAGATTGACGCTTATCTAAACTATGTTGTTGAAAATTACTTAGAAGAAAATAAATTGGCTGTCGAGAGTGGTCTTCGTTCAGAAATTGCCGAAGATTTCATGTCAGGTCTAAAGGCTCTATTCAAGGAACACTACATTGAAGTGCCTGAAGAAAAATATGATGTAATTAGTGAATTGCAAGATAAAGTAACGGAGTTGGAAGAAGGACTAAACAGTCAGTTGGAAAACAATGTTAATTTAAATACCGAAGTAACAGATCTAAGAAAGAAACTTATTATTAAGGAAATGTCTAAAGATCTAGCAGATACTGAGGCTAACAAATTAGCAAAACTTCTAGAGGGTGTAGAGTTCGATAATGCAGATTTCTATAAAGAAAAAGTATCTGTTATTAAAGAAAATTATTTCCCACGCGATGCTATTGTAACAAAAGAAACAGCAAAGCAAGCGCTTATAGAAGAAATCGCACCAACTGAAGTCTATTCAGGCAATGATGTTGTTTCGACCTATGCACAAGCCTTATCAAGAACAATCAAAAGAGCATAACTTATAAATAACTATAAGTTCAAACAGTTACCAACAAGGAGACATTAAATGTTTTTATCAGAGAATATTCAACAAAAGTGGTCAGCAATTCTGGATCATCCAGACCTACCACAAATTAAAGACAACTACAAGCGTCAAGTTACAGCTGTATTGTTAGAGAACCAAGAAAAATCTTTACGTGAAGAGCGTCAAGCATTGTTCGAGACTCCAGCAAACAACATTAGCGCAACAGCAGGTATCGACAAATATGACCCAATCTTAATCGGTTTGGTTCGTCGTGCTATGCCTAACCTAATGGCTTATGACATCTGCGGTGTACAACCAATGACTGGCCCAACAGGCTTGATCTTTGCAATGAGATCTATGTATAAAGACGAGCGTAACAGCACTTCAACTAGAGTTGAGGCATTGTTCAATGAAGCCAACACTTCATTCTCTGGTTCTATTCCAGGTACAGGTTCTAACCCAGCTCATTCTGGTTCTAACCCAGTATCAGGTACATATACCACAGGTAATGCAATCTCTACAGCATCTATGGAAGCTGCAAGTCAATTTAATGAGATGTCATTCTCAATTGACAAGACAACAGTTACTGCTAAGTCAAGAGCATTGAAGGCAGAGTACACTGTTGAATTAGCACAAGACTTAAAAGCAATTCACGGTCTTGACGCAGAAGCAGAATTGTCCAACATTCTATCACAAGAATTCATGTTTGAAATCAATCGTGAAGTTGTTAGAACAATTTATCAAGTTGCAAAAACAGGTTCACCTGCAACAGCAACAGCAGGAACATTTGACTTAGACATTGACTCTAACGGACGTTGGTCTGTTGAGCGTTTCAAAGGTCTATTGTTCAACATTGAGCGTGATGCTAACCACATTGCACAAGATACTCGTAGAGGAAAAGGTAACTTCATCGTTTGTTCTGCAGACGTTGCAAGTGCATTAGCTATGTCTGGTGTTCTAGACTATACTCCAGCTCTATCGACAAACTTAAATGTTGACGATACAGGCAACACATTCGCAGGTGTATTGAACGGTCGTTACCGTGTTTACATTGATCCATATTCTGCAAACTTAGGCGCTGCTAATCAGTTCTATATGGTTGGTTATAAGGGTTCTTCTCCTTATGACGCAGGTATGTTCTACTGCCCATATGTTCCTCTACAAATGGTTCGTGCTATCGATCCTAACAGCTTCCAGCCAAAGATTGGCTTCAAGACACGTTACGGCTTGATCGCTAACCCATATGTTACATCTAGCGATTCTCTATCGGATGCAGATGCAGACAAATTCACAACTGGTCGCAACCAATACTATCGCAAGACTAAAGTTGTTAACTTGATGTAATCAAGAATCCGGCAAAGATCGGAATTTTAAAGGGGGAAGCAATTCCCCCTTTTTTGCTCTTTGCACAGGCTATAAATATAAAGTAGATAAAGGAAGTTTATGGCATTTACAGCAAACATTAATTACATTCAGGAAAACACTAAAACGTCTTTAACGAGAACTTATGATTTTCTAAGACCGAATGCTTTTAGGTTTGGTATCAAAGATATGCCAGGAGTTTCTTTTACCTGCCAGTCGGCAAATATCCCAGACATTCAATTGGGGTTTGCCATTCAACCTAGCCCGTTTGTTGACATTCCTAGAATCGGGGATAAGATAAACTTCGGCGATTTTACAATTAGATTTTTGATTTCAGAAGATATGACTAATTATATTGAATTATACAGTTGGTTAATAGCTTTGGGGTTCCCCGAAAATTATGAACAATTTTCTACATTTGCTAAAAAGCGCCCAAGTGGATTTCCATTTGTAACAGATCAATCCGGTAAATCGGAAGTTTTGGCTTACTCGGATGGTACTTTAACGATTTTAGACTCGACAAATAACGCAAAAGTAAATATAATATTTAAAAACCTGTTCCCTGTATCTTTACAGGCATTAGATTTTGACATTGCGTCACAAAGCGTAGAATATTTTACAGCGATAGCATCGTTCAAATATACTACTTTCGAAGTAGAGCCCTTATAATATAACTTGGAGTTATTATGGAAAAAAAGACAGTTAAACCTATGGCGTTGCCTAAAATCCCGTCTCTGCCAAAAGCAGGCGGTACGCCCCCAGCAAAACCTGGTGAGCAACGCTTAGAAGTTAAACTTGAAGATTTACGAAAAGAAAAAATCTTCATCGCGACCCCGTGCTATGGTGGTCAGTTGACTGAAGCATATTTCAGATCAACAATCAGATTGCTAACATTCTGCAATCAACATCAAATCCCAATCGCTTTCGGTACTATCGCAAATGAGTCATTAGTTACTCGTGCTCGTAACGTATTGGTTGCGTATTTCCTACAAAGCGATTTTACTCGCCTAATGTTTATTGACGCTGATATCGAATTCCAAGTTGAAGACGTTATTAAGCTAATTGCTCACAATAAGGAAATTGCCGTTGGAGCTTATCCTAAGAAGGGTGTTAATTGGCAACGTATCCGTGAAAGCGTTAAGCAAAACAATGATCCATTAGACGATAAAGCTATTGCATCATTCGGTTCAGATTATGCAATTAACTTTAAGTTCCTAAACCGCGAGAGCAAGCAAATTGCTATTGAGAATGGCTTAATTCGCTTACACGATGGAGCTACAGGCTTTATGATGATTAAGCGCGAAGATATCGATAAGATGATTGTTCATTACCCAGAGTTGAAATATAACAACGACTTGAATACTCCTCCAGAATTGAATCCTCATTTCTACGCATTCTTTGATACAATGATCGATCCTAAGGATAAGCGTTACTTGTCTGAAGATTATACCTTCTCTCGCAGATGGCAAGATATGGGTGGTGAAATTTGGCTTGATCCTTCCATCAGCTTGAACCACTACGGTTCATTCAACTTCCAAGGCAACCCACAACAAATTATTCAAGTGGGCTAATTAGGTAACTTTATATTATGAAATTGTCTGAACTCCAAGAGTCATGGGCGGAGGATTGCAAGATCAATGAAATGAATCTTGGTCAGGAGTCCGCCCGTACTCCAAATCTCCATGCTAAGTATTTAAATTTTCTGTCATCGACTCGTCTCAATTTGAGAAAGGTGGAATCGGATTATCTTAATTACCGACGTAAGAAATACAAGTATTACAGAGGAGAAATGTCTCAACAAGAATTGATTGATGAGGGTTGGTCTCAATGGCAAGGTAATAAACCATTGAAAAATGAAATGGATGAATTTTTATCCGTTGATGCTGACCTAATCATATTACAAGATAAAGTTGAATATTTTAAAACTGTTATGTACCAATTAGAACAAATTATCCGTTCAATTAATAGTAGAGGTTGGGATATAAAAAATGCTATTGAATGGCAAAAATTTACTAACGGCATGATGTAATG